CAAATGACTTAATACCTAGAGACAATCCTTCCTTGATTTCTCCTTTTCTGATCTTATGGATAATATCAAGTTGGGATTGAATATCTAGTATCATTGTTTATTAATTTTTTAAAAATGGATTATCTCCATTATAGTCATCTAAATTTCTATCAGGGTTATGTTCTACTGTAGTAACCTTTCTTTCTGGTATAAATTCATTGAATTTAATGTGAAATTTACCAGTTCTACCTTTTAAAACATCCATGTTAAGATAACCATTATTTTTTTTAATGAACTCTTTTACATAGGGATTGTCTAAAAATCTTAGAAAGCTGTTAACATTCATCCTTTGTTTTGCTATTACAAAATCTTTAGGAGATTCTTCAACATACACCCCCTCAACAAATTCAGGCTTTTTAACTTCTGCCATTATTATTTAGGTTTAGTGATTAATTTTTTATATATAATGTCAGCACAATGACTTGCCTGATCTAACATATATAATTGTTGCTGTGATAAGATAATAGTATTACCATCTTTATCTTTAGTATATGGTTCAAGACCATGTTTTTGGAATTCTTCTGTAAATATAAATTGACTTACATTATTCCAAGCAACACTCCTAGCTATTGACTCCTGCTGGGTCATTGGAGGTTGTTTCTGTGTTTGAAAATTTGGTGCAGGATTTGAATTATTTGCCATATTATTTTCTTGTATTGGTGGAACATAATCTTTAGGTGCTAAAGCAGCAAAGGTCTGCCCCTCTTGTTTATAGTAATAACTTATTACAGGTCTAGGATTTTGTTCTAGTCCTTCTTTAAATCTTTCAATAGTTGATTGATTTTTAGCAAGAAACTGTGGCTTCTCACCATTTTTTAAATGCAAAATGTACTTAAAAAAAGTTTGATTGTTCTTATTAGACCAAGTGTCACCTTGTTCTACAAATTGTAAAGTGCTTGACTTTATTTTACTATAATCAATTTCACTTGTAGTCTTGTAAGCCATCATAAGTTTTATTTAAGTTAATTTTCTTTTTTACTTCTTCTCTTGTATCATAAGTCTTAATCTCTATTTCAAGATCAGTTACTTTTGAACTAAGGCTCTTGTTTTCTCTTAAGAGTTCTGAATTTTCCTCTAAGGTTTTCAGGTATTTCTGTCTAAGTAGTTTTACTTCTGCATGAAGCTCTTGTATTTTGCTTTCTTTTGCAGTGGGCTCTTCAGCCTTGTTTTTATAAATTGACATTTGAATAAGTGTTTTTCCTAATACAAATATAGTAAAATACTGTTATATATTACAGAGATGATAATAAATTTTTAAAAAAATTATATTTTTCTTCTAGATCAGCTATACTTAATTTGTGTGATTCCCTTGATTTTACTAATAGTTCAGTAGCCTTTTCACCTTTATATTTTTTATTTAAAAAAAGTGCAAATTTATATTGTTCTCCTGCATTAAAGGTATTGCAGTAGCTGCACTGCATGGCTACATTCTCTGGATCCCATCTAGTTGCATAGTGCCTTCTTGACATAAAGTGTCCAGCATGGGCATCTTTATAATGAAGCTTTTTATTACAAGTACAGCATTTACCAAATCCATTAGCATCACTATCCCTTTTTCTTATATATTCACTAAAGATCTTATCTAATTTTTTGATCCAAGTTTTTCTAGAAGCTTTTTTAGGCATACAATAAAGTTAATAAAATTAAAATAATAGGTTAATTACTGTTATAGTTTATTATACTATATTATAAACTATTATGAGTTATAATATATTATATTATTATAAATCTATAATAATTAACAGATATATTACAGGTAATTTATTTAGATATTGATTTAAACTTTTCAGCTCCTCTAGATCCAAAGTAAGCTACATAGACTGTAATTAACAAAGATTTTAGTAGATCAACCCATCCACTATCTACTGAAAAATCTATATCAAAACTATCTATAAAAATAAGAAGGACCATAGATATAGTTAAGAAGATTAAAGTCAAAGGTCTAGTGTTTTTTGACAGCCAACTATCTGACTGCATATCACTGGCCCACCTAGCAGATACTTCTTGTAGTTCAATATTATCTTGTTCTAGAAGTTTTAAGGCTGTTTCTTTATCCTGTGGTGGTAAAGTATCATCTTTAGTAATAAGATTCTTTACAACCCCTAAAATGCCTTTATCAGTTGCTGAATCAAGTAGATTGTTTAGAATCCCTGTCTTTCCTAGTAGAAACTGGCCTACTTTTGTTTCCTTTAGTTTCTTTCTTTTCTTTTCTTGGCTCATAGATCTTATATTTTGTTAAACCTGTTACTTCATCTTTGTAAGCTTCAAGTATTTGATTTCTATTCTTACCTTCCCTATAACTTACATGGACCCATCTAGGTGTTCCATCTTCATTCATAAACTCCCATATCAAAGTATCAAAGTCTAAGTTATCCTTTACATATTCAAATATATCTTTATTAGAAGTATCTGTAAAGTCCATATCTATATCTATAGCTTGACCTGTCATGTGTAAGCTAGTTTTTGAAGCATATTTTAATGCTTGATTTAAGTTAGCTGATCTATACATAGATGAAACATGGATAGGACAGTTAAAATGATCCCTTATAGGTTGAAATACCTTTTCTGCAGTTATTTTAAGGTTTTCTAAGTGTTCTTTAGTAGGTCCATTGTCTATGCCTAATCTCTTTGCTGTTTCACTTCTTACTGCTTCAGCTAGTGTCAAATTCTTACTAAGTTTCATTTAATTACATTTTAATTTTCTTCAACCACTTATTCCAAGCAGCTGCAACTTTATTATTAAAGGTTTCTAATTTATTTGCTAAGTATCTTAATATTCTTACCATATTATGTTGATTTTCTTATTGATCTATGTTTATCTATTATTGCTTGAATTTCTTCTAGTGTTTCTTCTATTCTCATTGACAGTCCAGCTTCTAGTTTTGCTACAGGCCTATTGTCCTTATATAAAATTAGTGTTGGAGTAGCTCTTATTGAAGCTTTAAGGGCATCACTTTGTTGCTCTACAAAAGCATATTGAACCTTAACACCTTTCAGTCTTTCTAAATTTCTATATTGATTCTGACTATTCCATTCATAATTAAAGTGAACTAAACTTAGATCTTGACTGTAACTAAAAGTAGTAAACAATAATGCTAATAATAATGTTCTCATTTTAATTTTTATTAATTATATCAAACAGTTTTTCATCTATCTTCTTAACTGTTTCATCTATTTCTTCTACTTTTTCATTAGTATTTATTATGTTTTCTCTGATCAACTGATCCTTGAGATCATACTCAGTTCTAGAAACTGGTGGCTCAGGCAACTCCTTAGCTAGTTCTATCTCTTGGGTTAAAGAATAGTACATACCAGTAATTGTTACTATAACAAAACCTATAGTAACTAAATTTTCTACAGTTATATTTAATTTTTTTCCTTTTATTTTATCTAAATCATCTGACATTTTAATTGATTTTATTTGTTAATTTACCATTTACCTGCTGGACAATATGAAGCAAGGTCTAATGTTTTAGCTGCAATAACACAGCCACACCCTCTTGCTACTTCTCCTGATTTAATATTAATTGTATGTCTTGTAGGATCACAAATAGCTACATTTCTCAAGCTACAATCATTACAAATTTGTAATCTTTTAGTTGCTAAAGCTTTAGTTTGATTGTCTAATAGACCAAACTTATCTTTAATTAAATTACCCCAACCATTTATTATATTGCTTATCATATTATGGTCTATAAACTGTAAATGTATAACTTCCTGAAAGAGAAACTCCACAACCAGTACTTGTTGGACAACCTGCTGTATGGAATCCTTCTGCACCATTAGAATTAGCTGTATAAGGTGATGAACTATAACTATGAGCTGAACTTCCATAATATGGTAAAAATGTTTTATTAGTTCTATACCCTTGCAAATAATTATCACTACAACAAGCATTAGTTAAACCTTGTGCAGAAACACTCATAGTACCTCTTGAATCTGCATGGTCAGCAGCAGCACTTCCTTTTCTATAATCAGGCAAAAAGCCTACAGTACCACTTGTATAATTTTTACAAAAGTTTGATGGGTTAGTACCACTTGTACCTGCACTAAAAACTCTATTTATACAACTATTGTCAGTTTGCCAACCTAATTGATGGTGTAAATATTGTCCATATCCTGCCCAACTTTCAGATGAAACTGCCCAGTTACCACCTTCTAAAACAGCATAAACATTATTATTTGTAGAATATCCAGTATAAGTTGTAGGAGTAGAAGATGTACAAGACTTCATGTTTTGTTGATATATTGTACTATCTCCTGTTTTTCTTGTCCAAGCATAAACATAGTATGTAGTACCATAACTTGCACCAGTCCAAGTATAATTATAACTATGACCATAGCTTACTGTTTGTGCTGTTGCTACTGTATATGTATGTAATAAACTCCAACTAGTGTTATATATTCTAAAACCATAATCTAATTGACAACTTGTATTAGTACAAGCATCATTAACACCACCTGGACCACACCCACCATTTGTGATAGTAGCATTCATTCTAAATCCATTTATAGTAGGATTATCACAGTTTGCTGTTACTACCATACCATAAGTACATGATGAGTACCCATAAAAATCTGACATTGCATCTGGTTCTGAAAACCCAGCTGAATTTGAAAGTGTACCTAAAGAAACATTGTCTCCAGTAGCACTTCCATCTACTTCATTAGCAATATCTGCTCTTAATTTTAATTCTCCTGAACTTGGAACTGGCATAATTTATTTTTTAATTATTAAACATCAACACACTCACTAAAAGCTTCTGTTTTTTTTAATTCATCATAGGCAAACTCAACTATTGTCTTAGATGTAAACTCCTCACTTTCTAAATCTATATTTACCATAGGTGTCCAATCATTTAATTGTAATTGTAGATCACCATTATCTTTTGCTTCTTTAGATTCAAAAACTTTATACATAATACTTAAATACCAAATTTTATCATCTTTTGAATGGTTATGTTGTGTAAAACCACATGAAGAAATTATAGTATAAGCATTATCAAAAGATTTATCTTCATCTATTATTTTTTCAATTATTGGTTGTTCCATTTCTACAGTTTTTCCCCTGTTTTCATATTGGGGATGTTCTGCAGGTATATCTTCAGGAATATCAACTGTAATTATTTCAGTTTCACCTGTTGCTTCATATTTATAAAATCTGATATTTCCTTGTAGAGCCATTTTTTATTTTTTACAATTATTACATTTATCATTCAATTCTTTAACAGCTTCAATTAATAAACCAATAAGGCCATTGTAATCTACTGCTTTAAAGCTATCTTCATTTTTAAGGCTATCAACCTCTTTAACAAGCTCTGGCATAACCTTTTCTAATTCTTGGGCAATAATACCACCAGATCTTTTATCTTCTCTATCAATCCAATCAAAAGTAACACCTCTTAATTGATCTAATTTATCTAAAGGATTTTCAATTACCTTAACATTTTCTTTTAATCTTTCATCAGAAGGTGTTGTAGTAGAAAAGGCAATAACATCTCCATCTGCATGGAAATCTCCATCAGCTTCAAATCTGAATTCATTAGAACCATTTATGTAAAGATCAATTTGAGTGTTATCAGTAAACTCCATGTAGTCTGTAGAATCAAGACCTATATATTGTACATTTCTAAGATCAGTATCAACTTTAGCTGCTGTTACTGCACCTGAAGCTATCATATCTGTAGCTATTTGAACTTCTGCTATTGTACCTGCTGCTGTTCCACCTAGAACCCTATTAGCAGTTACAAGATCTTGCATCTTATCATAAGTAACAGCATCTGAAGCTATTGTTAATGCTGTTGCCCCTGTAACATCTCCAGTATGTGTTTGGTTGTAAAGATTTGTAGATCCTTGAGTTAAGTTGTCTGTATCTTTTGTAGCCAGTCTAGTATCAAAAGCAGAATTAGCTCTGGCATCAGTATAATACAAGTTTGTAGTCCCTTCTGAAAGGTCATCTGTATCTTTGCTAGATAAATCTAAATTAGCACCTACTTGTAAAGCTATTCTTGCATCAGTTCTGGCATTTGTATAATACAAGTTGCTTGAGCCTTCTGTAAGATTATCAGTAGTAGAGCTTGTCTCATCTAAAAGTGTGATCCAGTTACCCCCATGTGCAAAATATCCTTTTCCAGTAGCATGTACATGAGCAAACATTCCATGATATGTAGAAGCAGAAGGTAAGTCTGAAGTTTGACTAAATACATTAGAATAATAAATCTTACCAGTTGTAGTTATATTATAAGATCCCCCTGCTAAGTTACCTCCTAAAGCTGGGCTACTATCTTCTGAAACTGCATTTATAGATACTGCTTGTGCTCTTGCATCAGTATAGTAAAGGTTAGTTGAGCCTTCTGATAAATTGTCAGTGTCTTTTGTTGCTAACCTTGTATCAAAGTCTGTGTTTTGCCTTGTAGTAGTATAGTATAAATTGCTAGATCCTTCTGTAACTGCATCAGTGTCAAAACTAATATTAGCAGATCCATCAAAGCTTGTACCATTTATGGTTCTTGCTGTAGCTAAGGTTGAAGCTGTACTTGCTGCTATACCTAATCCATCAATCTCTGATTTAGTTGGACCAACATAAGTGAACTGTCCATTACTGTTATTGTAAGCTAAGCTTCCTATTCCAGAAGTTGTAGCTGAAAAATCAGAATAACCTAATCCACTTACTGTTGAATTTATGGTTAGAGTGCCATTTGGATCATCATAAACTAAAGAGATCCCAGCACCTGCTGTTAAAAGGTTGTTTACTTGATCATCAATCCTTTCATTAGTTGCATATAAATTAGTGGAACCTTCAGGAATATCATCTGTAGATACTTGCCCTGCATTAGTACCAAAATCTATTAAGGTGTCATCTATGGAATTTGCAGCTATACTAACTGCTCCACTTGACACACTAAAGTGGTCTGATGAAAAACTTGCAACCCCTTTGGCAGAATTTGTAGCATCATCTGCACTTATAGTTAAATTAGGATATGTTCCACCACTAGTCAATCCATTAGATGAAGTAATTGCAACTGTCTGATCAGGGCTACTGTTTGTGATAGTAAAGTTTGGGTATGTACCACTTGTAGTTATTCCTGTCCCAGCAGTTAAAGCTACTGTTTGATCTGGTGCAGTGTTAGTCAGTGTTAGAGTTCCAGCTCCATCATCATAAACTTTAGATAAGCCTGTTGAAGCTACTACTAAATTAGCTACTCTATCATCTGTTCTTTCATCAGTGAAATATAAATTGGACCCCTCAGCTAGATCAGAAGTAGTCTTACTTGATAGATCTAAATTAGATCCAGTTTGTAAGTTTACTCTAGCATCTGCCCTTGAGTCTGTAAAATAAAGATTAGTCCCTTCAGATAAATCTGTAGTAGATTTACTTGATAAGGCTGAATCAAATCTTGCTGAAGTATAGTATAAGTTACCTCCTTCAGTAATATTGTCTGTTGTTAAAGAAATATCCCCTGTTCCATCAAAACTAACCCCAGCAATATTTCTAGCTGTTTGAAGTTGAGTGGCAGTACTAGAATTACCAGTTAAAGCACCAGTAAAAGTTGTAGCTGCAACACTTGTTAAACCACTTATATTTGGATTTAGTGATATTGTAAGTGCATTACCTGTTGAATTTGTTGATATTTCATTAGTTGTACCTACTATAGATAAAACTTCTGAATCTAAATCTATTGATTGTTGACCCCCTGCATCACCTTGAAAGTCCAAATCTGATGCTGTTACTTGAGCATCAACATAAGCTTTTATACTTTGCTGTGTTGCTAAAGCTGTTGAACTATCTGAAGCCATATTATCTTCATCTAGTATATCTGTTATAGTTATAGTTCCATCTGATAATGATCCAAATGTTAAAGTTCCAGATACTGTGCTATTTCCATTTATGTTTCCTGTTAGAACACCTACAAATGAATTAGCTGTTACAGTCCCTGCTGCAGTTAGATCTCCTTGATTGTTTAACTGAATTCCACTTTCAGTACCCAAACCATCTGAAATAACTTGAAGGGAACTGGATAGACCATCATTATCCCCCACCTTGAGCAGAGCATCATAACTTGAAGCTATACTAATTCCTGTTAAACTACTTGCCATTTTTTATTGTTTTTAATTTATTATTTATATATGTCATTAACTTTATAATGTTTTTTTGCTTAGGTTTATATATTTTCATACCTACTTTTTTATAACACCCAACCTTGAAAAGTTGGTTCATCTCTATCAGGATATATATCATTATTTGTATTAGATGTATATTCTGGATAGCTGTTTTGATTGAAATCCATGAACTGAATAAATCTTCTTGTATAGTACTCAGCTAGATTTCTTTCTTTTTCTACTAAATAATCTACTTCATTCTTTTCTACTGATTCAGCATTCTCTGATATATGCCTAAAGATTCCACCATTTTTGACTGTATAGGCAGCAAATGGTAAGAAGTCCATCATAGCATAGTGGATCAACATAGGTTGAACATACTCAATTAGCAAAGTTTCATAAACTGTTCCACCAATAGCATCTGTATTTATTAATAAAGTAATCTTATCATATAGCTTAGTTCCAAGAAAGTTTTGGATATGTATTTCTTGAGCTATTTTAATAAAATGCATAAGCTTCTCTGCTTGTACATTACCATCTATTATGGTGTTTTTTACTAAATCATTTCTATTTATAAATAATACTGTTGCTGCCATTGTTGTTTATTTTGGGTTTGAAGGTAAAAATCCTTTATTATCCATGTCCTTTGGTTTCATTGCTACTTTTTTGTCATTCTTTTCTGGCCTAAAACCTATAGATGAAGCTTCTGCCTCTGTAACCCTTTTATCATTTTCTAATCCTCTGTTTTCTTTAAAGGTTCCATCTGGGTTTCTTTTTCTAAAATAGACTACTCTATTCCAAGCATGATGACAATTTCCACCACCTTTATATAACCAAATAGAATAATAGTCTGATCCATTAGGACCCCATCCTGCATTTACCTTTTTCTTATCCATAGAAAGTATATCTTCTTTTCTATATATCTTTTTAGCCTTTAACATAGCTTCACAAAAAGGCCTTGTAACTACTTGTCCTTTCTTATTCTTAGTTAGAGTACCTGCATACCTATATCTTACCTTAAAAAGCCCCTTATCTTGTTCAGATTTGCTATCAGGCTTAGCTGTACCTGTTGATGTAAGTTGTAACATTTCATTTTGCTTGTCATCTTTTTCATAATCTACAACTTCTTCTGATATAAGGTCCCATTCTTCTAGATCTTCATCTTCTCCTAAGTCAATTAACATTTGTGCAACCCCTGCAGTTAAATGATCATTGTTTCTATGTATTTGCATTCCTTTTTGTTCACTTAACTTTTGACCTGTTTCTTCCTCTCTTGTTTCTTGATCAGTTACATTAGATAGATCAGTAAACTCTAATGGTTGTAGTGTCTTGAAGTAAAGTTTCAAAGTAATATTGTTATAAGCTAATATTTTATCTAAAGCATCAATAACAAGATTTTGATAAGGTCTAATAACCATGTTATCCATAAGTATAGATGCCTTTTCTAATTCATCTGCATTATTTCCAAGACCTGTGTTATTTTTCACCCCTAAAAGCATTGGGGAGACAATTCTATGGGCCACTAAAATTTTTTCTTGACTTTCTGTAGAAAGAAATTGATATTGTTGATGTGCATCTGATAATTGTACTGGTTCAATAGAAGCAGCAGTATCATTACTATCATTAAA